ACACACGCATCCCTCAACAGGTGCACCGCCTGCATCAGCGTATTTTATAACTGATAATGATTTAACTGAGGTATTAAAGGGTAATTGATGGATATAGATCATACAAATGGTAGTGATTTAAAATTGAACTCATCAAATGATTTGGCATTTGTTTTTGACACTGACGAAACTAATCAACGTATTATGCGGCGTCTTTTTACGAATAAAGGAAGCTATATTTGGAATCCTACATGGGGCGCTAGTATTCCTTGGAAAATTGGGGAGCCCTTGAGTGTTGAGGAATACACACAGATAAAAAATGATGTTACGGCAGCGGTGTTAGAAGATGATAATGTTGCGCATGACCCAGCACCTGAGATTACACTTGAAATAATTAATAATGGGTTAGTGTGTTATATTCGTTACTATAATACATCCAGTGATAAACATGATACTATATCATTCAGGGTGACTTAAAATGACATTAGAAACTAAAAATTATGATGAGTTAATACAAGATCAATCAGTAGCAACACAAAGCGCAGCTACTCGAAAAATGGGAAAATATTTGGATTTTTCAGTAGGCGCTTCGTTAAGAGCATTAATTGAATCAAATGCAGGTTTAGGATTATGGCTTCAAGGTTTATTAATTAAATTATTGGCAACTACTCGATTAGCGACTAGTGAAGGTAACGATGTCGATACATTTATTGGGGATTTTGATTTAACTCGTACAAAAGCATCACGCGCAAGCGGAAATGTTACATTTTCACGAAATATCGCAACAAATGATGCCGTTATTAATTTGGCAGATGAAGTACAATCTACTGTAGAAAACATTCAATATATTGTTATTGCCGACCCAACCAATCCTATTTTTGACGAATTCCTTCAACAATACATCATTCCAGCAGGAACGACGTCAGGTGATGTTAAAGTTGAAGCAGTGCTTGCTGGGATTTCGGGCAATGCTGCGGAAAATACTATTACTGTGATATCGCAACCTATCCAGTATGTGGATTTTGTAACCAATGCATTGCCCTTCGTAAATGGACATGATAAAGAATCTGATGCTGAAACGCGTGCTCAGTTTGTCGATTATATAAATTCGTTGAGCAAAGCAACCAAGTTAGCTATTGAGGAAGCGATTGAGGAAGTACAAGAAGGAATTCAATATGCAGTAGTTGAGAATGTAGATTACACGACGGATGTGGTTCAACTTGGCTATTTTTATGCTGTAATTGATGATGGGACCGGTAGCCCTCCGCCTGAATTATTAGCTAGTGTGGCTTTAGCTGTTGATCGAGTTAGAGGATTAACCACATATTTTGAAATAAAAGCAGCGTTACCAGAAACGGCAAATGTGTCGGGTACGGCAAAAATAGATACGACAAAATATTCTCCAGATGAAGTAAAGGTTGCCATTGAAGTAGCGTTAACATCTTATGTTGATTCATTAGGAATTGACACAACTTTATATTATACCCGGCTAATACAAGTAATGTATGATGCGCATGAGGCTGTTCAGGATGTAACGAGCGTCCTGTTAAATGGTGGTACTTCCGATATAACTTCGGACAAAAAGCATTCGATTCATCTGGGAACTTTAGTTATTACAGTAGTGAGTGTTTGATATGGCTATAGGTGATTTTGACGACATTATATTACGCTTTAATGCTTATTTGGTAAAATGGTTTGGTAAAGACCCTCCGCTTGTTGATTCTATAATTGAAGGTTATGCTGAGATCATGGCTTTTTTATATGCCTCTTATGCGTATGTAAAAGAACCGACTCGAATAAAAACGGCAACAGATGATAATTTAGATGCTATTTCTTTTGATTTTTTTGGCGGTGAATTACCTAGAAAAGGTGGTGAAACCGATACTCATTACAGAAATAGAATTTTAATATATTTATTAAGAGAAAAAGCTACGCGAGAAGGAATGCGTAAAATTTTATTGCAGCTTACTGGTTTTGAACCGATAATTATTGAACCGTTTAGACCCTTAGATACCGGAGCATATAATGAACCACATACATTAAGTTATAATACGGCTGGTGTGTATTCGTCTATGAATTTTGCGTATCAAGCATTTATTACAGTCTTTCGACCTTTGATAAATGGATTGGGGAATTTTGCCGCTTTAAATGTAACGAACCATGGTTATAATGTGGTACAATCTCCAACAAAGACTAATCCAGTTTTAAATGCTTATGGGTCGTTAGCATTAATGGAAGGCTATGTTACTAATGCTGATATTTATAATGCGGTAGAAACCACGCGAATGAATTCAACTAGAATATGGGTAGAAATTGTAGATAAAGAGGTAGCTTAAAATGGTAAATAGAATTCTTGAATATCCAATAGAAGTGCCTATTTGTGAAGATGATTTACGTACAAATAGGAATTTTATGATTGGTCTTGGCAAATTAACTGAGGCTGTTTTTGGCAATGAGACCCTTATACAAGGATTGTTATGTAAACCTACAACGCCAGCAAGTCTGGATGTTTTGGTGGAAGCGGGTCAGATTTTTAGTTGGCAGAATGTAGATGACTCAGCCTATTCAGAATTACCAGCAGATACTGACCATCAGATTGTAAAACAAGGGTTGATACTAGATGAAACGACATTAGCTTGTCCGCCTCCGGTAACAGCTGGTTTTTCTATTAATTATCTTGTTCAAATTGAATTTCAGGAAGTAGATGCTTTGAATGAGGAACGAGCTTTTTATAATTCCGCTGACCCATCACAACCTTATTATGTATATGAAGATTCTCAACGAGAAGATAAATGTCTCGTAACGGTAAAAGCAGGTACGGCAGCTACGACAGGGACACAAGTCACACCAGCACCTGATGTTGGAAATGTGGGTGCGTGGGTAGTTACTGTAACAGAAGGTCAAACTACAATTACAGCTAACGATATTACAGAGTATCCAGAAGCGCCGTTTATTAAGGCTACTAAAGGACTTTATTATGCTCAAGTGACAAATGATGGGTCTAATAATTACGAAGGTGTGAGCAAACCACCAGTTCCGGCGTATGAAGATGGAATCATGGCTATAATCAAGCCTAATGTGGCTAACACTGGCGATAGCACTTTAGATTTGGGTCATGGAGCAATTCAATTATTAGATTTAGATGGAGCCGCATTACACGCAAATGAATTGAAAGCTGAATTTCCTTATATTGTTATTTACAATAATAATAAATGGATTATTCAAGTCACGTCACAAGCTAATATAAATAAATTACCAAAAGACTATAGAAGTGGAACTTTACTAGTTAATAATAGCATAGATATTTTAAAGGATTTAGATTTTCAAGCTGGTGCATGGCGAAGTCAGGATGATACAACTGATCTTATTCTAGCATCGACTTTTGTAAAGCAAATAGATGCGAATTGGGCACCCGGAACAGACGCTGGCGGGTTCCCAAGTGGATTAACTTTAACTGCTGATACTCAATATCATGCTTTTTTAATTGGTAAGCCCGACGGCACAACAGATAGTGGAGTTGATAGTGATATAGATGCAGTTAATTTGTTGGCTGATGCAACAGGCTATACGAAAATCAAACGAGTTGGAACTATATGGACTGATGTAAGTTTAAATATTGTCGAATTCATTATGTTTTATGAGGGCAACACCAGAGTTGTATATTGGCATACTCCAATTATAGATTATACTTTACCTAACCCTGGAACATCAGCCGTTTTAGTACCTTTACGCACACCATTAGATGTAAATGTTATGGCTATTATAAACCATCGTTTAGATAGTCCTTCACTTGCTACTGAAATATATTATTCAAATCCGCTTCAAGCTGATTTACTTTCTACAGTAGTTATCGGTAATGCATGGGCAGCGGCTAATGTTGATAATTTAACACAGATTACTATTATGACAGATACAACAAAACAAATTAGATATAGATTAGTAGCGTCTAATGCTTCTACAGTTGTAAGTATATCAACTATTGGATGGAAAGAGTAAATAAATTAAAAAGGGAAATCTATTTATGGGAATACAAATTTTTAAAGGCCAAGAAGGAAGCATAGAAACGGACCCTATCGTAGTTAAGGCGCAGAG